TTATTGTGAATGGACGATTATTCGGTTACATCGCTATATGAATCAAAAAATGAATGGGCATCTCGGTTGGTAAATATATTAGCCCCGTTAATTCAAGAAGGATTTAGGTCTATATTTGATGAATCGATGAAATTATGTGTTGCAAATAAGGAGAGTGATAAATATTTGATGACGTTTCAGAATTTTCTCTCGAGAGTTCCGAAATGGAATCCGACGATTATTCAGCAAGAAACATCTCGAATTAAGGATAAATCAACGTGTGGATATTTAGAAGATTTAATTACGTGCGTACATATCATTCATTTGAAATGTATGACTGCGATGCGTGTAGGAAATAAGCAGAAAAAGATCGACATTAAAATTCCAGATCTCTCGAGTTTTATTCATAAGGTATATGTCAATAGTGCGCGGAAGTTATATTCGAATGTGTATATTTTTGAGAAAGGGATCCACCCTTTGAATGTACAAAGGAATAATCGCGAATTCGAGATGATAGTAAAGGAGTGTATTTTTAATACAATTCGCGATAATATTCCTGTTGAAGAGATGATTAAGATGTATTTAGAAGAAGCGATTGAGGACGTAGTCGAGATTACTGAGAATGAAGAGGTGATTAAGCAGGAGCCGATTGTCTCAGAGGAGTCGGCGAATGTATCGGCTAGGCGGCGAACGCATCATTCTACGAGACGCCGTAGAAATCGCGAAAGTAGCGATGAGGACGGCGAAATGTCGAATAATGCAGATAGTTCGCAGAGTGCGAATTCCGGTTCGATTGATCATTTAGATTTCGTAGGTGACTTAAATGGAAGTGCTGCTGCACCTCGTCCGGAAATTGATTCTGGACATTTTAGTAACAATACATCGAATGCGGGTTTAGGTAGTGATAATAACAATACTGGCGGAGTCTCATTTGGAAATAATGATATTCGAACATTCGAGACAGATTCAAGTGAACGTATAAATGAATATGCTGCACATGATGACGCTGATGACGAGGATTCGAGTGACAGGCTACAAATCGGCGGAGATATTCAATTGGATACGTTGGATATACATTCGCTGAATATGGGGCAGAATATTAATGCACCACCATTATTAGACGGTATTGAAGTATTGTAGTAATATATAATGAAATAATAACTTCATATAATTACATAATTACATAATCAGATAATTACATAATCAATAACAACATATATTTACCGTAATGGAAAAAAATGCAATTATAGTGGTTTCAATACCACTTATAATTTCATATTTGTTATTATTCGACGACGACGAATCTTGGTTTAGTAAAATAGGAATTCTCGATATATTTATTATAATAGGGTTCTTTGGATTTTTAGGAATTTCTGCATTTATTGTGTATAAGACGTATCCGAAGGTATTGGAAGCAATAAAGCCGGATAATGTCTAATAAATAAATAACAAACAATTCTTATTCGTATAAAATAAGAATTGTTTAATGAATGAGTATGTATAGAGTATAGGAATTTAGCATAAATGAACGATTTAGTTTCTCCAAACAATCTTTTTATAGTAGGTGTAGCTACTGCAGTAATTTATTTTATTATTAAATTTTTAGAGATGCGATTTATTGAAACCGAATCACAAAAACCGATGAAAGTGTTAATACGTGATACTATTGTTGTGTGTGTATCTTCTATAATTGGTCTCTACATTATTAGTCAATTTAAGATATTAGCAAAAAATGACGTATCGTCTGTTGGATCTGCTCCAGCAGTTTTTGTAGACACACCTGGATTTTAGAAATAGTGTTACAGTTAGTTATTCTTTTTATCATCAACCATAGTAACGCCATTATCATAATAATGTTTTCCAACTTCATTCAGATTGGTAAACATCATCTTCCATGCCTTAAAATAGCTCATTTCGGTGTATTTCAAATGATACTTATCGCTATCCCATTTCTCGCAAAAACGACGAACATATGGCGCAGCTACCGCATTTTTATACTGAGGCATCGACGGAAATAAATGGTGCTCGATCTGAAAATTAAGATATCCCATCACCCAAGTTACAAGAGATGACTTGGTTGAAATATTCACACTATGACGAATCGCATACTCAAACCAAAGCAAATGCTTGTCTTCTGGGATTATATCTGTAAACGTATGGGACAAAGAGAAGTGTCCAAACAAATAAATAAAATTCCAGAAATTGCAAATCATTAGTAGGAAATATGCAGTAAAAATTGAATATCCGCTATATGACATAAAAATCCCCGGGATCACCGTATGTGATAAAGTCATACAAATTAATTCAAGCCATTTTACATTCATAAGTTGTTTCTTATATTTGTTCACTCTCTGTTGCGAGCTCGGTGTCGCGGACGAAATACCCAGTCCCAATACCTTTCTTGGGTGAAGATAATATGTCCAAAACAAATGAACAAAGACGCCATTTACAAGAGGAAGAAACGACCATGCTTGAAGTCTTGTCCATAATCGATTCATGTATTTCGCGGATTTTGGACCATTTGTATTTTTCTCAAAAGCTGTTTTAAAAAAAGCGACTGCTGGTGTCGTATCTAAATCAATATCATGCTTAATTTTTTGCGGGGTTGCGTGATGCTTATTATGCATCGAATTCCACACAGACGAACTCACACCACCTCCAAATCCCATCGTAATCGTTTGTATAACCCGATCGACCGATTTAATACCAGTCAAACTGGTGTGTCCTGCTTCATGTTGAACCCAACCACATCGTGTTTTGAATAAAATAAATGAAAACAAAGACGCATATGTATTATATGATGCCAAAAATGTACCTAATCCGAAATAAAATGCAATCTCCATCAACCTAAAATACACATGGATATAATCTGGTTCAAAACAACCGTTGTTGACTAGAGTTGTTCTCATTTCGCGAAAATCAGCATTTATTTCCGAATCATCTGTAGATACGTTGTTATTGTTATCATTATTTACCTCATTTTCAACGTGCGGTAAAGATTGTAAAACGCGCCTAGCATGCTTCGATCGATAATGAAATTCACGAAATGTATCCGTTGCATCGTTATTACCGGACGCATAATTTATTATATTACCCCCTGGGTGATCAAAATCGGTTATATCATACGTAGTTCCTTCGATTGTAATCGTCCTTTTTTCCTTTTGAACAACACATTCTTGAATAGTATTCTCTGTTGTAACTTCAAGATCATCATCGTCTGATGAGTCGACGGATTCTACCGTTACTTCATTTTCTTTCTCTTCGTGTACCTCTTCCTCTTCATCTACAGCGACCCCACACCCCCCCGCCAACGGACCGTCTTTATCTATCCCGTCCTCTATCAATTTTTCACGGTCGTTATCATTTTCCGTAACATCTTCCGATTTAGAAGAATGTTCACTCAGGTCGTTATTATTATTTTTTGTTAAATCCTTGGGTCTTGACCTAAAAAACGACATTTTACGAATTATACGACTAATAATAATATACTGTGATTGTGTTTATATTATATATTATTATTAAATTATATGACTATTATATACATTAAATAATAATAATAATAATAATAATAATACGCGTAAATATGATTCCAAATACACCAACACAACTGATAAATGAGTTTTTGTCAGGGTTAACTATTGCCTTGTTGTTAATACCTGAATCAATTGCATTTGCGTTCATATTAGGTTTGACACCATCAACCGGAATTCATAACACGATGGTAATTTCGGCAATAACTTCATTATTTGGAGGAATGCCCACTATGATATCAGGTTCAACCGCAGCAGTAGCAACATCTATAGTTGGAGTAAATACGATTTTAGGAAAAGAGTACATCATTCCAACCGTTATTATTGGTGGGTTGATTCAAATCATCGCTGCGGTTACTGGGTTGTATAAATATATTACGTATATTCCGAAACCAGTTATGTCAGGGTTTTTAGTTGCATTAGCGGGTTTAATCGCATTAAATCAACTTGAAAATTTTAAAGATAAAGAAGACAAATGGCTTACTGGATTAAAATTAGCAAATACATCTCTTTTTTCTATTATTTCTGCAGTTATTGCATTTTTTGGAATTATTGAAATAGGTAAAAATGATAAAAGCAGTACAAATGTTTATATTCCCGGTGGATTGATTTCTATGTTTGTAATTACGGCATTTTTATATATGTTTTCTAATTATTACGATATTGCAAATGTAAAAGATATGGGCGAGTTGAAACCATCATTACCGACATTATCTTTACCCGATTTCAAAAAGATCGATTTGAACGCAACGAATATCATTAAAATGATACCATTTGCGTTTTCGATGGCATTTGCTGGATTAATGGAATCACTTATCATGGTAAAAGATGCAGAATCTGAATTGAATATCAAAGGAGATTCATATCGTGAAAGTGTAGTACAGGGTATTGCGAATATTGCATCTGGATTAACCGGTGGATTTGGCGGGTGTGTTTTGGTCGGTCAAAGCAAATTAAATTTATTTAATGGATCGAAAACGCAGTTTTCATCAGTTATTACTAGTGTGTTATTTATCCTATTATCATTATTTGCTTTTCGTGGTATAAATGAGATACCAATTGCTGCAATTGTAGGTGTAATGGCGTTTGTAGTATATAAAACCGGCGACTGGAATAGTATTTTCAAGCCACAAGCATTCGATAAAAGATGGTTAATTACGATTATTACCACTTTGGTAGGTTTCTTCTCTGAAAGTTTAACTCTTGGAATTATTGTTGGATTAGCATTATTTAAACTTATCATGTAAAAACGTATTAAAACGAAAACATATACATATATATCTAGTATATACATTATTATAAGGCGCTCGATTAAGTCATCATATGCAGATTTTTGTTAAAACACTTACGGGAAAGACGATCACTCTTGAAGTGGAGACGTCAGATACGATTGAGTCGATAAAGGCAAAAATTCAAGATAAGGAAGGAATTCCACCAGACCAGCAAAGACTTATTTATGCGGGGAAGCAATTGGAAGATGGAAGAACACTAGCGGATTATAATATTCAAAAGGAGAGTACGTTGCATTTGGTATTGCGTCTTAGAGGAGGTGGGTCTGTAGAAACGTCAGATGTACATGTCGCAGTTATGAATGACGCTGAAATGTTGCCAAAAACACGTTCTCAAGTATTAGAGTGTGATATGTCTTATATGAAATCTGAATGGGAAGCGGATATGATTCGAGATGGTATGATGGCGATTATTGATGCAACTGAAAGTAGTATTTTAAAGAATAGAGGTGTTGATGTTTGGGAATATCTTTCGAAATACAGTCCTCCTGTTGGAGAAGGATTTATGTTTAGTCGTGATAATGTTGTAGACCAAATTGGACTGTATATGAAAGTTGGTCATTCAGGAAGTTCATATGGACATACGATGCGGCAATTGGAATTTATTGCAAAAAATGGAATCAAAAAGCATAGGGATCTATACTAATATATCGGTAATATATCGGTAATATATCGGAAAGAAATATGTAATAATAAATAATTGTGCAAATGCCGTATTATTTATTATGATAGAACATGTCATTATTTTTTGGCATGTTTTGTTTTGTTAGTTTGCCGTCTCTTGTTTTGTCTTGTTTTTTTAGACCCTCCATCATATATTGGTCCATTTTCAGCATCTTCGGCATCAAATAATTCTTGTTTTTTTCTTAGTTTTTTTGCCTGTAATCGTTGAGTTCTTCTTCGTTGGTTTCTTTTATTAGAATAACAATATTTACTTGGACTTAAATCTTGAGGGACTCTATTATATTCTATTAAATGTCGAAGTGTTTCCGCTTTATTTGCCGGTTTTATCATGATACCTTTTTTATTATATTTAACGTTTCGTTTAACGTCGATGTTTATAGAATCGGTATCTAAAAACAAATTTTCGTAGTCATCATAAGCATCATCAATATTATCATGCCACCCCTCATAAAATTCACTATCGATCTCATCAAGAGAACGAGCATTTTGTATTTCTTTAAATCTATCTACAATTTTTTCTCTCAAATGTTTATCGAGACGAGGAGTAAATATATCAGTATATGGACCGCTCACAACATTTCGATCTAAAAAGTGTTTTATAAATGTTTTGTTTTTACCATATAATGTTTGAAATAAATAATCCACCCAGTTACTAGGTAATTGAGATATTTTTAACATTCTTTTACGGCCGGTTATAATTTGATTTGGAGATACTGGACTATGAGGAAGACTACGTCTGTTCCGAACTGCAAGCATTCCGTCATATTCGCCATGATTCATAGGAGCACTATATACCCATTCATCATTACTGTATTCTGATTGAACACCGATATCTGGATTGACATTTAAACCGTCAGGATATATTCTTTCTAAATGTCTCGGTTCAACATTTATTTCGAATCGGTTAGGGTGTGGGGGTGTATCTGAATGAGGATAAACCCACCTTGTCGAAATTGGTACAGGAAGATCTTCATCATAATTGCCTCTTCCTCTACACGCAGCTGACATATTTACTTTATGATAAATATATATATTATATTAATAAATGGATAGATAATTATGTTATGTTTCATAAAGAAACTTACAATAACTCGCAATAGCAAGGTAACGTATCGACATTAATAAAAATGTGAGTGTTTTTGCCGTCTTTTAAGAACTTCGCCGCCGTAGTTGCATGTTTTTTATATTTTTTATATGTTATTTTGTATTGATCAAATAAAGGATCTGTAATTTGTGTAGAAGGAACGTGATTATGAACCGAACGCGCAATCATTTTATATAATTTAAAATCAGGATAACGCTCTTCACCGCTTGATTTGTATAATACATTTCGCCCCTTGTCGTCGATTGTCCATTTAACGATTAAACTGACTACTGGATCTTCCTTGCATATTTTTTCTACTTTACGAATATCATGAATAAAGTAATCGAATAAAGCGCATGCAAATCTACATAAATCAAAACTGTAATTAGGTTCAACAACTGGCTTATTAGGGTTAAAATATGGACCAAAATTATACTGCGTTGCAGCGTCACCTTTAAAATTAAAACTGTCGCTGCACATTAATTCTCCGCGGAATTTATATATCGATCGACCAAAATCAATTATTTTAAAAATTCGACCATATGTTGGAACCTTGTAATATTGCTCGTTATATAGATAATAAATAAACTCTTCGGTGGTTTCAATAAACATAACATTATTTGTGTGTAGATCGTTATGCGTAAAATGAAACATGTGTTGGTAAATTATCAGAGTCATAATAACCTGAAATAAAATAGATACCCATTCTTCGCTCGTAAGCTCGTCATTCATCATAATATTATCTAGAGTAGAAACACACTTTTCAAGTAAAATCGCCTGAACTGGAAAATTCTTGATTTTTGCAATAACCTTTTCATCGTCGCTATTATAGCTTTCATCGTCGTCGCCGCTTTCGTCACCGCTTTCGTCACCGCTTTCGTCACCGCTTTCATCGCATTCGCCGTGTTCTTGACTTTTGTCATCTTCTCCACTTTCGTCGTCATCATTTCCCTCTTCACTTTTGTTATCATTTTTATCTGACCCATCGGTAAGCTCGTTATTTTTTAAAGACGTAGGAGAGTTATTATTATCGATCTTACCGTCTTCTTCATTATCGCTAGTGGAAAAAGTAGTATTTGATGATTGAGATAATGAAGAATCAGAATCATCGTCGCTACAATCATCACGAGAATCGTCATTATCATTACATTCTAACTCACCCGCGTAGATTTTATTGCTGCTGTTGTGAGTTTTCGATTTCAAATGGATTGGATAAGCTATTTCGGTTGTTGCCGCGCTATCGCTGGGCGTATTCATTTCGGTATCTTGATCAAATGGAATATCGATCAATATTTCAAGTGAAGACGTGTCGGTATACATGGTATCGTCTACATATTTGTTTGAAGTATCGAGAGGAGTTGTTGAATCGAGCGGCATATCAAACGAATCAGAATTATTTATAGACGTCGTTATATCGACAGTTTCTATAGAATTTACTACACTTTTGTGAAGAGATTCGTCGTAATTATCATGATCTATGAAATTACTGGACAATCCGATCATTTTTTTTAATTTTGTGCGAATATTTAATGCGCGTTGAATACTCATCTCTTCGGCAGAGGTTTCGTTATAAACTTCCGGTCTCGGTTCTGTTCCATCACTATTATCATCATATGGAAAATCTAATGTAAATAATTTCTCTTCTTGTGTATTAAAAAAATCACAACCAAGTAAATAATCAACATCATCGTAAATATTTGTAGAAAATTCACTCTGCCTGCATAAATAAGTTCCATAATAGTCTATACCATGTACATTATTATGATCATGTAGTGTTTTACTGGTCAAATATGAAAAAAATCCATCGACATATGATGCATTATTTTTATCCAACATCTTCTCATTACAATTACTTTCTGTGGATAATAAATTAGGTAATGTATTCGTTCGCGTATCGGTAACGTCATATTTTCCAGATAAATATCGGATTGGGTCAAGAAGTGGTGAATATTTTACAAAAATAGGAATATTTTTTGAATTTCCATTATCATCGGCGATTGTTGTTTCTAAATAATTGGGCGACAGTACAGGTACTTCACCTTTTGAAGCTTTATCAGAACTGTCATTAGCATTATTATCAAATTTATCGCCAATATTTTGTATATAATATGTTTGATTCAATTGTAATTGATTAAAATTGGATTCATTCAAATCAAAAAAACGGGTATATATCGGATTATAATTTTGAATATCGAATAATAATGCTGCTTCGACCCTTTCTGGTGTATGCTTATGCTTTCGATAGTGAAATTGTATGCCAGCTGATTTCACATTTTGTTTGTTTGTTGGAGAAGACGATGACATTTCCTAAATGATAGAAGAGTTAATAATTATCTTAGATATGAATGATAAATAGAATATTTATATCTAATTTAAACGGACATTTCGGGTGGTTTTGATATTCGTTCGTTTATTTATGTTCGTTAAATAACATATAAATTATTATATTCTAATTTTATACGTTAAGGTTTAGCCAGAATATTAGAATAGATAAATCGTACGAAAAGCTATTACATATTTAACGATGAATTTAGAACTCGCAAAATTCGATATGAAGGCGATCAGTTTTCGACCTGACGAAAATAAAGGACCGGTGATTGTTTTAATTGGACGTCGTGATACAGGTAAAAGTTTTCTTGTTCAGGATCTTATGTTTCATCACCAAGATATTCCTATTGGGACGGTTATTTCAGGGACAGAAGCAGGAAACGGTTTTTTTGCGGCACACGTCCCAAAATTATTCATTCACGATGCTTATAATACTGCAATTATTGAAAATATTTTAAAACGCCAGAAAGCGGTTCTTAAACAAGTGAAAAAAGAACAAGAAGCTTATAAAAAGTCGTCGATCGATCCGCGAACATTCGTAGTATTAGATGACTGCTTATATGATAACAAATGGACAAAAGACGTCATGATGCGCTTACTCTTCATGAATGGACGTCATTGGAAGATTATGTTAGTCATCACGATGCAATATCCTCTTGGTATCCCGCCAAATCTCCGCACAAATATCGACTATGTTTTTATTCTTCGAGAGCCCTATATTGCGAATCGTAAGCGAATCTATGACAATTATGCGGGTATGTTTCCAACATTTGAGAGCTTTACTCAGGTAATGGACCAGTGCACCGAAAATTATGAATGTCTTGTCATAAATAATAATGCGAAATCAAACAAATTGCAAGATCAAATATTTTGGTACAAGGCACAGCAGCATGGTCCATTTAAGTTGGGAAGTAAGGAGTTCTGGGAAATATCGAAAAATCTTGGTTCTGACGATGAAGACGAAAAATCATATGATCCAGCTACTGCGAAGGGTAAAGGACCGAAGATTAATGTGAAAAAGAGTAAGTGGTGAGTTGATTTCGACGATTCCGCCTGGTTTTTGAGTTCATACTGTTGTTGCCATATTTACTAGATCCACCAAGAATTGCACAGCGTATTCTTGATGGTTTATTACCCGCGACAGGACTATGAGCGTGATACACATCATGAAAAGAAACAAACTCACCAATATTTGTTGCAGTAATACCGCGTGCAACTGCCGTTTTTTTCTTACGCGTCATAGCATCACCAAGTGTGATATTTATTTTTGCAGCAGAACCAACCGGAACAGCGCTGTAAAGCAATATCAAACGAGCAATTTCGTCGTATGATTTGTTTGCACGCCGACATGATATATTCGCCGCTTTCATATTTGCCTTGAATGTATCATAATCAAAGTCTAGTGTATGAATATGATGGATAGGTTGTTTTTTATCTTTATCTGGAACAATATTGACACCCCATATTTCTTCATACGCCCATATCATCTGTGGTTGATCCCAATCAGGATAACTATTGGACGTTATTGCATTATCAATAAGGGACGCAAATACAAGACAAAAATGAATATTTCGGCGAACCATTAATTTGGACTTAGATTCGGTAGATAATCCATGACTATCTACGAAACGGTCGACGATACGCGAATTTCTAGAGCTTGGTTCATTTTCAACCAAAAATGGCAAACTATCCGTTTGAGTGAATAGCCCCACGAATCTATCATAGAGAGGTTCTAAATATGCTTTACTTGTTATTTTCGAGAGAAATGTTCCTTGTCCTGTTTTCATACGAAATGCGGATTGTCTCGATCTCTTATATTTCCATATTTCTTCAAGTATCATATCCTTATCGGTTATATCTACAACACGTCCAAAATCGATCGCTCGAACATTATCCTTATTTTCCTCATCAATAAACCAATTACCCTCATGCGCATCAACCAACTGTTTTTTCATCTTTCGCATACACAATAACTGTATTGCGCCCGCGCCTCTTGCAGCGGCGACCGTTAGTGTATCGTTTGTGAGACTTGATGTCACTTTATAGGTATTATCTCCCGTTGATTTTGAACGGGTATCGTCACCTACCATTTCCATAAACATCATGACTACCGATGTTTTATGTGCGATAATTTGAGATGCAAAATATTCAAACACGCGAATAACTTTTGCGCGCTTTGCTGTATTTGCTTTTTGCTGTATTGCGGTAATCATCTCTTGGATATCCAGCTCATCAAGCTCAATCAAATCACCTACAAGTGATGGAACCATTTTTTCTCCGAGATGAAATGTTTGGTACAGTTCATTATGATTTTTTTGCTCTACTGTAATTTCAGATGCTTCTAAACTAGATTTTCCGATTTCATTATCCGGATCATCTGAATCGTATCCAGGATCTGTTGGTAAGACAAGTTCAAGATTGTCTAAATCTGCATCATTTGGATCGTTCTGTTTCATTACTATTTTAATAACCAACGTAGAAACGACGACTCCACCGCTTCCTGCCCTTATCTTTTTTTTACCGCTTACACCGATATTATCACTTCGAATGAATATATCGCCATTTGCATCGATTAATCCACCAGGACGATGTAATGTAAAAATAAAACCGGCCATCGAACTAAATGTAAGAGGATTTATAACTGTATCTGGGCGAAGCATCGCCTCAATAATACATTTGTTTAATGTCCGTTTATTTGAACAAAAATATATCCCGCCACCTAGCATTATATTAAAATTGGGTATTCCTAATATAATGATATATAATCATATAGTCATGAATGATCGTTATTTTACTCATCAGTTTCTGATGTCTTCTTCATTTCAGTCAATTTGGAAAGTCCGTGATCACCGTACTTCTCCATCACTACATCATCACTCTCAAACAGTTCTTTGCGAATATCCTCGACAGTCATCGAAACGGACGGTGTCTCATCTGAACAACCAAATGTATCAGAAGAATATGAAGGACTATCATTTACATTCGGCTTGTCAACTACATCAACTAAAGTAGAACCGTCCCTTGCCAACATTTGCGTCAACTTATTTCCACTCTCCTTCGCCAACTTCTTATTTTCCTCGATCGCCTTCGCCTTCGTCTCTTTGACACGCTTCTCAAACTCATTCTTTGCCTGCTCCTCGTTCTTCTTCTTCTCCGCCATCAACTGATTCAAAGTCTCCTCCATATACTCAACACGACCGGTTTTGTATGCCTCTGGGTGAAATGGAACCCACAATCCGACAGGGCCAACAAACACATCGTGATTTGGGTCTACCTCCCGCAACATCTGACAACGCAACTCAGCCTCCTTTTGAGATCCAAAAACACCACGAACTTTAAGACCACGAACCGATGTCTGGAAACTATGCTTTTCACCAAACTCATTATCCAGCTCATCTTCGTGCTTATCCAAAAATGTCTTATACTCATCATAAATATTCGACTTCTGAAGAATATCCTTTTCCTCCTTTGCAAACTCCTGAAAATCTACAGTCAACTTTTCAAATTCAAGGTGATGCTTAAAGGACACAAAATTCAAAAACTGGATAAACTTCTCCATCGACTTTTGATAATCCCAATAATGCAAAAACTTCTCGAAGAAGAAATGATCCTTCTGCTTCAAAATAGACTCCGGTGAAACAAATGAAAGACATGCATACTTTTGACCTGCAATAGGCTTATCCTCCTCCAGAAGATCGACATATTTAGGATTGATTTTTCCATGCTTGTCGGTTTGAAGCTCAACTCCTGCAGGAGCGCTTCCAGATTCAGAATCAGAACGAAACATCGAGATTAGATATGTAATATATACTAATAGTAGTTTTAAGTGTTTTAAACGCAATCAATAATATTATTATGTATGAACATAAATAAATATAATAATTTTCTTTCTATTATTTATAATAATAATTTCAAATGACTGCTGGTGTTTTTGATTTAGGCGAACTCGTCAAGAGAACCATTAAATATTTGGTTGAAGGAGTTATGGTTGCTATTGCTGCATACGCCATTCCTAAACGCGGACTTTCCTTTGATGAGGTCGCGTTAATTGCTTTAACTGCTGCGGCAACATTTAGCATTCTCGATACTTATGTTCCCAGTTTAGCCGTTTCTGCTAGAACCGGTGCCGGTTTCGGTATTGGTGCCAACCTCGTCGGTTTCCCAACCCCTCTTCGCGTATAATTTGTAAATAACTCTTTCGGCTAGCTAGCTCTAGCCATGTATTCCACATGAATAATGTGGCAAATTATATTTCTATATATTAACGTTTATGTCTATAATATATAGATTTTAAAGATTATGATTATTTTACCACTACAGACATTCATAAATGAAATAAAGGATCGATTCGGATTCGGGAATCCATCATCTAAAAAGGAAAGTGGTGCTGTTACAGAAATACGTAATAAAATAAATTCATATTATCACAATATTGTCGAACGAGACCCCGATCGAGAACGGTTCATTATCGTATTTATTATTATTTACATTATCATTTTAATCGTTCAAAAAAAACGATTTTATTGGTGGTATCCGTCCTTTAATCTTAATGTTAGTTTAGGACATTCATATCCAGATAGTCAACAAGAAATCGAAATTATTATGCGCGAATATATTTTAAAGCGTATGCCAAGTGATACATCTTTTTTTAGATTAACCGATGTTAGTCCCGCTTATGCATTTGAAGCAATCATCTCTCCAGATGAAATGTCCGTTGACGAAATGGGGAGAATTATGACTGGCGCTCGGGTAGTAACAATAACGCGTTTATTTAAATTGTTATATAACCGTGCAAGACCATCTCAAATTGCGCCGGATATTATTAATAAAGAAAATGGCCGGTTAATGATTTCTGAAACAGCTGATACACCTTCATATCCGTCAGGTCATGCACTTCAATCCTATTATTTGGCAAGAATATTATCACGAAAATTTCCCGCCAAAACCAAGGCAATTATGGACATGGCGGCGAAGTGTGCGAATGTTCGTATTATGGCTGGCTTGCATTATCCAAGTGATCGCGATTTTGCGTGGTGGATTGTCGATAACTATTTAGTTGATGCATAGATTGTTGTTATTGTTACGGTTTTGTATGCAATCCCTTTTTATTTATTGTTTTTTTTACTAGATTTAAAATCATATTATTGTAATTTACAAAACGCTTTTCGATATCACTATAATCAGGTCGTTGTGAAATGCAAATTGGCGTAATTAAATACCATCGATCTATATTTTGAAGTTTTTTCCAGTAAATATCACATGCATATTTTGGTTTATCTTGTGGATTGTATGTAAACAAGGCGATGCCGTCTTCAAAATTATTAAGAAGTTTATCATAGTATTCGCGACGAATGATATAGCTTGTGCAACAGTTGCAATTTGCAATCCGAAAACACTCTGGACCTTCAATCTTATACGGTGCATAATTATTTCCGGATAATAATATTACGTCCCATTCGTTTTTGTATTTCGATAAGAATAAATTCAATTGATGGATCATAACTTCCGGATGTATAAATTCTGCATCGTCCTCGCAAATAAATACATATTCCCAGTTTTTTGCTTTTGCAATACGTATGCACTCTGCATGACTTTTCGAACAACCAAGAGCACCGTTTTGATCATCTTTTATCGCGGAAAACCTCTGTACAGTCTGAAATGTATAATCATTCGGATATAATGAATGTAATTCCGTAATCTGTTTCTCAAACAAGTTACGTCGATCAACACGCGAATCTAGATTAATAAATATAGTGTGTTTTATCACATCTCCTATTTTACATATAGGTGGTGGCTCTGGAACTGTGTTCTCATGCTGCATTAATTATAATTATAATTATAATTATGTATTATTATGTATTATTGAATATTATGTATTATTACATTTTATATGTTTAAATTAAATATAAAAATGTAATAATACATAATATAAAAATAAGATGTTACATTCCAATATAATAATCGCAAGAATCAAACTCAAAACAACGAAAGAACATGATCAGCGTTAATATAATGGGTGGATTGGGGAATCAATTGTTTCAGATTTTTGCCACTATTGCAACTGCGTTACGAAATAATGATACATTTTTTTTCATGCGGTATATTGATTTACCTGGTAATCCAGGTCATCAAAGAAAAACACACTGGAGCACATTATTAAAATCACTACAGCCATACATGACCGAAGTAAACGAAAAAACAAATTCGGCATTTCAAGCTCTTCCCATCTGGAAAGAGAAGTCATTTGAATATAAACAATTGCCGACAAATACAAGACATTTGGATAAGCCACTTCGTTTGTATGGTTATTTTCAGAGTGAGAAATACTTCGTAGACAAATATCAAGATATTTGCAATATTATACAATTGAATACAGAACAAATGAAAATAAAATATGAATCTGTTGCAGAAGAGTGGGCATCAGAGATACACGGTAGTCATTCAAAATCGAGACAATTAATAAGTATGCATTTTAGAATAGGAGATTGTGTATATAATCCACACATACACCCAATATTAAATTTAAAATATTATAAAAATTCGTTGAATTATATCATTTCGACATTACAATCGAATATGCCAATATCAGTTCTAGTATTTTATGAACTATGCGATAAAACTGCTGTGTATAAAAATGTCGCAGAATTGAAACATGAATATTGTGAACATGATATAAATTTTCATTTTGTGAATACTGAAATAGAAGATTGGAAGCAAATGCTAATGATGAGTATTTGCGATCATAATATTATCGCGAACAGTACATTTAGTTGGTGGGGTGCGTATTTTAATTCAACTCCGAAAAAAGTTATATGTTTTCCGAATGTTTGGTTTGGACCCGCCGCTTCACATAATACGTGTGATATGTATCCAGAAACATGGGTAAGAATTATGGCGTAGGTATAAACTCCCAATCCAGTTCAATACATATTTTCTTCCAAATTTGATCTTGTTCGATTCGTTTTTCGCGATCTTTCAACATCGGAAAATAGGGGAGAAATTCGCGTTCTTCCAACAATTCGCATAATTTATAAACAGTATAATAATAATTCAGGAAATTAACTCGGTCATCTGGACAAAATTTCGCATATGGTCCTTGTATTTCCATAAATAAATTGCATAATCGGTCTTCAAGATCGGGAGTCATAACCGGAGGTTTAATCCCTAATTTATCTTTAATAAATGGAATGTGTTCATAATATTTATTAAATCCGAGTTTTTTCATAATCTCTTTGGCTTTCTTATCGGTGAATTGAGAGATTTCGATCCTCTCTTTTTTTATCTGCTGTTTAATACTTTCAATAACATTTTCAGGGATAGACGTGGTTTCTTTTGCTTGAAATTGCGCCAAAATTTCGCGAAAATGATTAATGCGTTTGTATGCATAAAAACATGCTTCTTTTGGTGGTTCTTTATACGACGGTTTTTCGTTATCGATTAAAAAGATTACATGTTTTGCGCAATGGTTACAAACCATAATTCCTTCACTCTCAACAGGGATCATTTCGCCTTGTGAGCAAAACTGGCAAATATCAGTTGGGTATACGTATTTAGAAATATCAATATAATTATGATCGATATTCGAAAGGTATTTTTGTACATTATTATGGGCAATCATATGTAATTCTTCAGCCTTTTTAGCATCAGGTAATTTAAAAAATGCATTTAATGACTTGGTTTTGGTAGACCCGCCGGTTGTGATTGTTTTTTTATTCTCAAAATATTCGAAAATGTATTCACTATTGTTCAAATAGTAGCTTTTATATGTTTGTTCATGAGTCTTTATTGTATTATTTATCTCTTTAATCCTATCTCGAATTTCCATTAATTCGTCGATTGTTACAGTTTGTGTAAGTGTTGATGGTATTTCAGTTCCACAATATTCGACTTCAGATGAATTATTATTACTTGCATTATTATTATTATTCTCTGGATTACAGAAAACGTTTTTTATTTGTGAAAGCCGATTTTTTAGTTTCATTTTTTCCTTTTGGAGTTCGGGAATTACAATATCTTGAATATGTTGATATCCTGATTGAATTTCTTTATGTTTACTATCAAGTGTAGTTATACTTTTTTCATCTAGAACAATCTTTTTGTTAGGTTTGTATTTAAATGACGACATTATTAATAACGAATAAGAAAATACGAATAAGAAATTATGAATAATAAATAACGAATAAATTACGAATAAGAAATAAGAAATAAACAACGATTATCAAAACAACAAAAACAAACTTTAGACAATATTACGCGAATGAAATACCGATGTCTATTGTTACAAATGTGGTTGTTGTGTGTATGTATGATTTTTGTTTTGTATAAAATCGTATATAAAATGCGATTGATTTATAATTATGAAATGAGTTATAAAGAGATTTAGTAATAATTATTTAATTCGTATTCGAAACTTCTTTTATGGTTGATCGATAATATTTAGGAAAACGGTTATTTTTCGTATAATGTGTTAATTTCTAAATTTTTTTTCTTGTGCAATATTATAACAAGCAATTTACAATGGGTGGTGGACTTATGCAACTTGTCGCCTATGGCGCACAGGACGTTTACCTTACGGGTAACCCTCAGATTACCTTCTGGAAGGTTTCTTACAAGCGTCACACGAACTTCGCTATGGAGTCTATCGAGCAGACTTTTAACGGCCAGGCCGACTTCGGTCGTCGCGTGACTTGCACCATTTCTCGTAATGGTGATTTGGCTTACCGCACTTACCTTCAGGTTACCCTGCCCGAGATCGGTCAGAACCTTAAGAAGTCCGCTGACAAGGGTGTTTATGCCCGTTGGCTCGACTTCCCCGGTGAGCAGCTGATTTCTCAGGTTGAGGTTGAGATCGGTGGCCAGCGTATCGATCGCCAGTACGGTGATTGGATGCATATCTGGAACCAGCTTACTATGTCTACCGAGCAGCAGCGCGGTTACTTTAAGATGATCGGCAACACCACTCAGTTGACCTTCATCACCGACCCTCTGTTCAACGCCATCGATGGCCCTTGCGATGCTAACGCCCCTCGTCAGGTTTGCGCTCCCCGTAACGCTCTCCCCGAGACTACCCTTTATGTCCCTCTGCAGTTCTGGTTCTGCCGCAACCCCGGTTTGGCTCTTCCTCTGATCGCTCTTCAGTATCACGAGGTTAAGATCAACCTTGATATCCGCCCCATCGAGGAGTGCTTGTTTGCTATTTCTACTCTTAACTCTGCTGCCGTCACCGGTGATGCCGCCTTTAAGACCGTTTCTGCCTACAACCAGTCCCTCGTTGCTGCTTCTCTCTACGTCGACTACGTGTTCCTCGACACCGATGAGCGCAGACGTATGGCCCAGAACCCCCACGAGTACCTCATCGAGCAGCTTCAGTTCACCGGTGATGAGTCCGTCGGTTCTTCTTCCAACAAGATCAAGCTCAACTTTAACCACCCCGTTAAGGAGCTTATCTGGGTTGTCCAGCCCGACAAGAACGTT